ATAGTAGAAGGCAAGGATAGGATTCATTTGAACCGTCCTTATATGGGTAAACTAGATTTCGACCCAGCTTGGGGATTTTCAACCAGGTCGATTAAGAGAAATCTAAGATTGTTAGGATAAGAAATGATTTTACAGTAAATAAAAAATCAAGCACATTACCAGTAAAATTAACTTTGTCAATATATGGTATAGCAACTATACAACCGGGAGATATTTTTAGAGTTAACTATTTACCAAAATCTTATGTAGATAGTGTTTATTTTCAAGTTACAAAAGTTGAACAAGCTATTGATTCAACTGGTTGGTTTACTACACTTCAAACACAATTTAGATTAAGGTCAGAAGGAAAAAGACAATGTGGTTTATTTTTTGAAGCAAGTGATGTTAATATTTCACCATTGGTTATTGATAATTTAAATGTTAGACTTAAAGGTACACATGACATTGGTTGGTCTGAAGACTTAAAAATAAGTATGGACTTAGCTCATCTCGCTCAATATATGACACATATCAAACCAATTACAATTAAAGGTAGCTTAGTAGATAAAGCTTTTACTTTTAAAGCACGAGATTTTAGAAAACAAATGCCAAACCGAGAAGAACCAAACTACAAAGGTCATCTAGCTAGATATAAAGATACAGCTCAAGAATTTCGTACTGGTATAGTCCAGATATTTGATTTTGCTGTCACTCAAAATATGAGTGAGTTTGGTTACGCTGATACACCAGATATGCCAGGTAATATACCACTTATCTATAATTCAACTTTGCGTAGTAAAATGTGGAAACAAGCTTCGTCAGATATGAATAGATATACCAAAAAATCAGGAAAAGCATCTGATGGTACTAAATATAACAATCCTGGGCCTATGGTACTACCAGTAAATTGGAAAGGTAAATTTTCAAGTACGGGTAATGCTGTAATGGTAGTTGTACCTGAACTTGTTTTAGAAGAAGGTGAAGATTATATTTTATATGTAAAGGGTAATAAATGGATTGTATTATCTCGTAAAAAAGACAAAAGACCTTATTGGTGGAGTAATTCATCTTGGGCTACTTTTCAAAGTGATGTATTAGAACTATTAAATCTTGGTGGGTCTGAGTTCGCATCTGAAGATGAAGCCAAGAGAATATGTGGTTCTTGTCGGAGTAAATACATGGGTTGGAATCTACAAGATGGAAAAGCGTGTGTAGGATACAGAACTATCACTTTTCCAGGTGCTCTTTGTACTCATACGAGAAAAGGTTCATTTACCGCTGTAGAACAAAGGAATATTTGTGAAAACCTGATTGGTAAAAATCAGTTTTGTACATATGTAGACACAGTGGGTTATGTAAATGATTGTGAACCATCATCAGCTTGTCCATAAAAATTAAAAAACATTAGGTTTTAACAAAAAAAGGTTGTATATTAAACTATGAGTTATATTGTAATACCGATATTTTCAGACCCATTCTTACACCCATTACATAATGATAATGAGTTATCTTTATTATATGTAAGACATTGGGGTGACAGAGAAGGTAAGATGATATGTATAAATCATCCTGATTGTGGTGAAAGTGAAAGTATAGATGAGATAAAGAATGACCATACACATTTTTATGTAACACCTGATGTTAAAAAATTAAAACATATATTCCCAAATACAAGATTAATTGATGTAAATTATCTATCTTGGAAAGATATAAATTTACCAGTAGATTTAGAAAATATAAGATTAAACGCGTATGACTTCTTCCATAGTAAGTATTACAATGTAAAAAATCTTAACGAAATCATACCATTCTCGAAACATAAAGAGTATTGTGATAGGGTTTTTGATAAGATGAAAGAATCATTTTCATCGGTTAATGTATATGATAATGAGTATCATGATGATGTTACAAAAACTTTTCATTTAATAGAAAAAAATGGTATAAAAGTTACAGATGATGTATGTGATATATTTGATGAAAGAGTAAGAAAACATATATCAGATGGTAAGTTATACTCACAATATAATCTATGGACAACAACAGGTCGTCCAAGTAATTCATTCGGTTCAGTTAATTTCGCAGCTCTTACAAAAGAACAAAAAAATGCATTTATACCAGAAAATGATTATTTAGTTGAATTTGACTATGATGCATATCATGTTAGACTTATAGGTAGTCTTGTTGGATATAAATTTCCACAAGCATCTGTCCATGAGTATTTAGCGAGGTTTTATAATTGTTCATATGAAGAATCAAAACAGATAACATTTAAGATTTTGTATGGTGGAATAACAGAAGGAATAGCAAAATCTATACCATTTTTTAAAAAAACCAAAGAATATACAAATAAATTATGGAAAAAATATAATGCAGATAATTACATAGAAACTGATATTTATAAAAGGAAACTTACAAAAAATAATTATCAAGATATGAATCGTAGTAAGTTATTAAATTATTTACTACAAGCTTATGAAACGGAATGTAATATTAAGACAATAATTAAATTACAAGAATACTTGGACGAAAAGAAAACAAACTTAATATTATATGGATATGATAGTTTTACATTCGATTTTAATAAATCAGATGGAGTAGAAACTTTGACAGAAATTAAAGAAATATTAGAAAGAAATGGACACTTGACAAAAGCAAAAGCTGGTTCAAATTTAGGTAATTTACAATCAATTCAAGATAGGTTATAGTATGAAACATCCAATAATAGACAAAATTTTAACAGAATGGGCTTATCGTGTACACGATGGAATGCCTAATCCAAAAAATCCATTACATATAGTTCATCTTAAAGAGTCAATGCAATATTTAAAAATTGATGAAGAAGTCATAGATATGATGATAAGTGCATTAAACAATGAAGTGGAAACTTTACCAACCAAAAGAAAAGAAATTTACCTAGATGATAAATTTTATGAATGGTTAGAACAACAATTATCTGAAGAAAATGATAATGTTCTTTCAGAAGCTAGGGTTTATCAAGGTAAATATCAACCAGGTGATGTATTTCAATTTACAAGTGATAAAGCCATTTCAATTTGGAAAGGTGTCAAAATATTAAATTGGGATGGTAAAGATTACATAGATAGTGGAAAGGTATTTAACGCGGAACAAGTTTTTACCAAACAAGCTGAAACCGATTCAAAAAGTGATAAAGTTGATTATGTCAAGATAGGAAATGGTGGGAAACAAGTTACATTAAAAGGTACTGACGGAAAGGTTTATGTATTGGATGCATCGGAAAGTAATTTAAAATTATTTTCAAAAGCTAAAGCTCCTACTGCTTTTAATTGGAGTGCAGAAGCACTTGAAACTGCGGCTGGGTGTGGTATATATATGAATGGTGCTACCCACGCTAACAATTTACATAAATATATGCAAGCTAAAAACGCACCTGCGGTAGGTAGACAAATCATAGAATTAAAAGCTGATGTTAAGTCAGCTTTGGGAAAAGCTAATTTTGCTGGTAAGGGTGTAAATGAATTTAATAGTAAGTTTGAAACAGCTGATGCCGATAATTGGTATTTATTTTCTTTATTAGCAGCTGGTATGAATGATTTTAAACATAATAAATTGGGAACTACAGTAGTTCATGATAAAATAAATGACTATTATAAAGCTTTACGAGAAAATGAATTAGTAGATACAAGTGGTGCGAAAGCTAACACCGCTGATATGGTGATAACGAACGCTGCGAGTGATGGAGCTTTAATTGATTTAATTAAGAGTAAATCAGCTAATGGTGAATATAAATATATTGGATATACTGACGATGGTATTTGTGAAATATACGAAGGCACTACACAAGATTCTAAAAAAACAGGAATAAAATTTGTTCAGATGTCTATGAAGAAAGCAGCTGGAAAGGCTCAATTAGGAAAAATAACATCGTTAGTTAGAAGTTATTTTAATATGAAAGATAACAAAGGTTATATGATTGATTTTATTGGTGAAAAACAAGATGAAGGTTGGTTATCCAAAGGATTTGAAAAAATCAAAAGTATAGGTAAATCTGTTATATCTAAAATAACTAAAGTTGTTGTTAAAATACAAAATATAGGGACTAAATTTTTTAATAAATGGAGAGGTAAAAAAGGAAAACCTAAAGATATCAAAGATTTTTTTGGAAAAAACAAATTCTTTAAATCAGCTGCTAAAAAAGCGTTGAAAGAAGGTATCATAGATAGACATTATACTTCATCTACAGGTTTATTACTCGAAAAGAAAGGTACAGATGATTTAAGTCTCGATGATAAATTCAAAGTACTAGAAACTAACCAAAAAGCATTAAATGAAGCTATCACTATGACACAAACTAAAGTTAATTCGTTATTAAAATCTTCATCACCTATAGCTATAGCTATTAAATTAAATGGAACATTAGCTAAAAATAAAAAAATGAAAAAGGGTGAAATTTATAAATTAATGTCAAATTATGTTTCTGCTGATTTTTTAAATACGATGATTAAGGATGGAAAAAAACAAATTAAACCTGTTAAAGATATATTAAAAGATTTTGCTATGATAGAAAAGGAAATGATTTATGGTAGAAGTTCATTACCAATATGGAAGGTATATGGTAGAGGAGAAAAAAATTCATCAGCATCACATGAGAAATATGGTGGTTCTAAAGAGTTTGTAGAAGCTAAAGTTGGTGAATTAATTGGTAATACAGATAACAAGATTATTTTTGCAACATTAGGTAATTTACAAAAAGGTAATTTTTATACTTTTACTGTTTGGTTAGTAGCTGGTGTTGATGAATCATCAAAACAACTTGAATATGTTAGAAATAGGATAGGAACTAACTCTGGTGATGAAAATTTCAGTTGGATTTTTGAAGGTATTGGTAGGGATACTGAAGACAAATTAAAGTCAAGAGTTAGTTAATATGAAAACTCAACTATTAGCAAC